AGGTTAGTTATTCTCAAAGCCATAGAAGAAGCAAGGATTGCTTTAGAACCTCTACATAAAAATATTGAGACTGAATTAGATGCTGTTTTTTAATTAGCTAATGGATTACTACTGTCGTCCTCTAGTTTAGCTACATCTTTTTCTAGTTCTCTTACTGCAATAGACAAGCCATCTATCTGTGACTGTAATAAATTAATTGAATCTAATTTAGCAATAACTCCTGTGTTTTCTGCATCTAAAGTTTTATTAATGTAAGATATAGAAGTATCTAAAGATTCAAATCTCTTTTCAATCTCTCCTAATCCATCATCTGTTTCTTCTGCTTTAATTATTTTTTTCTCTAAATTTTCTAGTCTATTAATATATGTAGCTCCAGTATAGCCAAAGCCGGCTAATGTTCCTACAATACTAACTAAAGCAATTAATTGTGTTGTTTTATTTTCGAACCATTCCATTTTTTTCTTCTCCGTTTTTCGTGTTTTTCCCAAATTTTTTTTATATTCCAGATTAATTCTTCTGGTGTTTCTGCTGCTTGTTTTGGTGTTTTATTTTTTGCCATATAATTTATAAAGGTGGTTGCATGTTAAGCATGTCTCCTAGTTTATTTATACTAGAGTTAGCTAATCCATAAAAAGCTTGATTATTATCTTCAATCAATGCTTCTGTATAAATATTTCTAGGTTCATACCAAGTTTGTTTTTGCGGGACTTGTAAGTCTCTGTAAGCATCGAAGCCTACTACGTAGCCTAAATATGCTACTAAAGTAGATTCATCACTGTACTGTCCAGTCTCTTGCTGTTTTGACTCCGCTTGTTCTTGTTGCTCTTGAATATTCTGGGCTACAATTTGTTCAGCAATTTGGTCGGCTTCACTTACTGTCATAACTCCAGAAATTGCAGTATTTATTTCCCCTTGCATATCTTGGACCTGTACATCTGCCATAGCAACTTGTGGCGTACCATTTATATCAGGCATAATATTAATTGTTACACTACTAGAAGAAGTAGTCATATCAGAACTCATAGACAAAACCTGTTGATTTTGTGCTGATGCCGACACAACTTGGTCCGAAATACTCGGAGAGTTTGTTGTGCTTATTCCACCGCTAGATGAAATAGACGAGCCTGATGAAGCACTTACGCTTGATGTAGCTGATGATACTCCTGAGTTTCTATTCGTTAAACCAGAGCCACTTATGGAGCCAGAAACACTATCTCTAGCTGTACGTATTGTACTGGCTACGACTTCCAGTGCCGATACTCTTACTGAGCTTTTTTCTTGGTTAATTTCTTCTTCTTCTTCGGTTTGATTTCCTCTGGTTTCTTCCATAACCACTCGTTCTTCGGGTCTATCCAAATCTGCAAGTTCATCTGTAGGTTCTTCAAACCACTCTTCAACCTCTTCCAAAACTTCGACAAGTTCTTCTTCATTTCTTTCATCATTTCTAAGTTCATTCTCTAGTTCCTCTCGTATTATATCAAACTCAAATACTTCCACCAAGTTAGTTGTTGGGAGAAACACAACAGGTTCATCAAGTCTATCTAGACTTACAATGTATTCTTCTTCTATACTAGGCAAAACTTCGTAAGACTCTTCAACAAATAATTCTTCAAAATATATTTCTTCTTGGGGTTGCTCAAACAACACTACAAAAATTTCTTCTTCATAATCTGGCTCAACAAACACATAATCATCTATAGGTTCTTCGTACCATTCTTCCTCAAACAAAAAGTCTTCAAAGTATTCTTCTTCATACCCATAATCAAACTCGTCTTCGACAAAGTATGCTATGGATTGCTCCTGCTG